GAGTTGCTACCGGAGCCTTGCCACGTCTTCATGCCAAGCGTTTTCGCGTATTGGCCGCAGGCGCAGATTTCAGAATTAGGCCACCTGTAGTGCTCGTTCGGGTCTTTGCGCTCCAACCAGGCAACGAAGCCGGGTAGAGTTGGCTGTTTGGCACGTTCAGACTTTAGGTCATAAGACATGAGTTTCCTCCATGCCTTTGATACTGGTGATTACGCCAGTGAAACGGTGAGTGCAGCCGATGCAATAACAAGTGAGTCACCGACACCGACAGTTCGCGGGGTCGTCAGAGTGCCGTAATAGAGCATGTTGCCGCTGTTGAGCGTCAGCACTGTATCCCAAATCTGGATGCCGGTGATTGACGCCGCACCAGAGAATGGCCCGAAGGTCATTGCTGTGGCATTGGTTGCCGAACCGGCCGGTGAAGCCGCTGCACCAAACGATGCGGTGATGCGGGTATAACCCGACGCAGTGGTGATTTCCGACCCGGATGTGCTAGCAGGCACACCAAGCGAAAGACCTACCGCCCAAGCCGCTGGCGTTGCGACCGTGCCGCGCAGCGAGTAGTTCAACAAAACGCTTTCAAGATAAGCCGAGATATTGGCCATTGTAGTCTCCTGTTAACGAGTAAATCGCTGAGAGGCAGTCTTACGCGTGGACGTTTTGAGTTGCGGTGCTGGTAACGGTGGTAGAGCCAACCGAGTTGGTTCCAGTGACTGCCACTGTGAGTGGCTTGCCACTGTCACCGCCTACCGGCGTATAACTCACAGCCGTTGCACCACTGATGACAACGTTGTTAGCCTTCCATTGGAAGGAAAACTGCTGTGCACCAATCCACGCACCAACGTTGACGTTCATGACTTCGCCCACTTGGGCGTAAGCCGGTGTTTCACCGATGTTGAGGTTGCCGGTGATGAACGGCAGCAGCGAGTTGGTCGGTGCAGCCGCGCTAACATCTGGCAGCAAGGTCATGGTGCCGAACAAGCCGTTATCGTCAATGACGTGTTGCATGTTAATCGTCATTGCGTTGTACTCGTTGCTGATTGGGTTAAATGGCCCTGTCGGGTTAATCAGCACGCGGGTCAGGTCCATCTTCCAGCGCGGTCCAACGTTGTTGGTCGCCCAGAACTGGAACTCACCACGGATTTGCTGCAACTCATCGAAGATGCCGACCGTAACCGCAGACGGGTTGGTGGCATTCACTGAACCAAGGAAGAACAGCGCGATGTTGTTTGCCGTCATTTCTTCGGCATCTACCGCAACCGCACCACCCTTCTGCGTGATGACCGAGAAGTCCTGCACCTTGGTGCCAGCCATAGCGCTAAAGTGCGGTAGGATGGTAACGGCAGGCGTGTAGACCATCTTGGGACAGTTGCCCAAATGGAAGAAGTTAGCCGCGCCTTCCGGGCGAAACAACGCAAAGCCTTTGCCGACGCTTAGATTTCTTACGTCGGGGGAGAGAATACCAGCCATGATGGGTCTCCTTTTGGAGAGTCTAGAGTTCGTCCGGGTTCAGCACGTAGCTGAGCGCGAAGTGCATCAGCATCATTCCCTGAAGGGTATTTGCTGTACGCATGTCGGTTTCGGAGCCGCGATACTCTACTTGGCCGTCAGGCCCTAACATCGTGTATAAATTGGTGTCAGTTGTTAAAACTTTGATGACTTTGGAACGGTACGCTGAAAGTTCGGGGCCAATAGGTGCGGGAGTAAGCACACCGTTAATATTGACTGTTAAATTGCTTTCGTCGGCGCGCGGCTTGAGGATGATGAAGATTTCCGGCAGTAACGTAAAAAGCGCTACCGGCATCTGAGTAAGTTGCAGTCCCTTGATTTCGGTTAGTATCTCTTCAGTACCATCAAGCAACACTGCGACAGGTAAATCATCGGCGTTAAACGCACCACGATTGCGCCAGATGCCAGTAAGTGGCGTCACCTGATGAAGTAGGATCATCAGGTAAGCAAGTATTTCCTCGCGCCGGTCACGGGCCACTACTTAATCCTACTAGTCGCCTTAGAGCGGTGATAGGCTGTGTGATAAGCGTAGAACAAGTTGGTGCCGCGTGAGTGAGGGTTATTATATTTACCACGCACCGCCGCACGAGAACCTTCCAAGCCTGCGTTAATCGCTTCGTCTTCCTTACTAGTTAAAGGGATTAACCTACGCGGCTCACTGCCGTGCCCTAAAGCATCCTTCGCCTTGGCAATACGTTCAATCAAGGCGTTGATGCGGTTAGGGTCTATCATGTTAGTTGAGCCTAACTTGCAACTGCCATACAATCGTAAGGCCACCGGGATTGATATTCGCGGGACGTTGGACGATGCGGTAGGAAGCAGCTTCGGCCTTGGTCACTGGGTTAAATATGACCAAATTGTCCTTGCCTTGCTCAGGCGTGATGGCGAGATTGAGATTGGATACCACCGCCTTGACAGCCAAGGGGTCAACCAAACCACCCATGCGTTCTACGGGCGTGAACTGCACCAAGGCAACCCGACAAGGGAAATCACCATCGGTACGCCTTAGGACGGCCTTCTGCCCAAGCGCGGGCATAATCTTCTTGTCCACGATCCTCTGCATCTTTTTATAGAGTTGCAGAGAATTGACCATGGCTTCACCTTCCTATGCGCAACTATTGAGCGCTTTACACGCAACTAAAGCCTCATATGCGCAATTAAAGGTACTTAAGGGCGTCTACACGCAACTAAAGCCAAAGTTAAGTCGCTAGGAAGCGCTTGAACTTCTTCTCTTGGACGGCAGGCTTTCGCATCGTTAGGTTGCGCGTGTCGTACATCTGCTTCAACCTAGTCACAGGCACGGGCGCACCGTCGTGCCCCTCTTCTTTGTCGAACAACTCACCCGGTCGATACTTGCGGCACGCATAGGTGAGTGGGCGCGCAACATAGAAGTCCGCTCGCCGGTCGAATGGCGCTAATGCTAACCTGCCCATTGGGCTACGCTCCCCTTACTCTCAGTCGTCATCCGCAACGGCGTTATTGAAGAACACGCCAAGGTCGGCTGCGACTTGCTTGAGGTCCCACGCCATCCGGCCTTGGAAGTAATCCGAATGGGCGCGCGGGTCACGGCCACGCTCGATAACTCCACCGAGCGTATTGGTGACGCCGGGGATAAGCCCGGTCCACGCGAAGGTCGCGATTGCGGTTGGGCTGTCGAGGCCGGGGTTCGGCTCGATATAAGCCAACAGCATTGCGTTCTCATCTACGATGTATTCGAACGCATCCGCTGCACCTTCTGCCGCTGAGTTATAAACACCGCGAGCAGTGATGACGGTTGGCACTTCGAACAACTTGCCAAGCACGTCTTCGTCCGCGATGCCGGTTTGCGTGAACTTGATGCGGTCGGCAACGTCGGGATGGGTACGAAGGTGGCGGCGCACGTTGGCACCAAACACCAGCGTGTTGGGCATGAAACCAGTCTTGCGATTGATTTCATCCTTCCACTTGTCCACCGTTCCGATTGGGTCGGACGAAGCATCACTGAACTGAAGGAAGGTATCGCCGCTCGTAGCATGAGCTAGACCCTGCACTTCAGTCGTCCACTTGCCAGTGGCAAAGAACCGCTGCGCCCACACACGATCTTGCTTAATCATGTGCTTCTGGGTGAGCAACGTGACTGCGTTTTCGTCCAACCTGATTGGATCATCAACGTTTGCGCGTTGACGGTCGTCAATCACGTGCTCCAGCGCGTATTCGATTGCGCTGTAGCTGTCGGAACTCAGCTTGTATCCGACTTGCATCGGACGGCCGCCGAGTGCGCGAGGTGACGCTTCATCGCGCCAGAAGTAGCCACGGTCATAGACCACATACAGGTCTGTTTGTTTCAGAACTGGAATGGTCGATGAAGCTTTCTGGGCTACGAAGTTGCCGCGATCTTGCACGTAGTTGACGCTGAAGTTGGTCAAATAGCGATCAACGTGCAGCGTTCCTTGAACGTTACCGTAATACTGTGGCATTGGATTTCTCCTGAGTTAGTGGCTTTTAGGGCCGCTGCATCTATTACGTGCGAAGCCTGACAGTAATAACTTCACCGGCGTTACCACCACTCAGTGCTACGCCGTCCGCGTCGGATTCTGCCCCGACAATGGCCAATCCGAGGTTGTCGGATTCCACCCACGCACCGGGGGAGATTGTTCCCGCCGCTGCGACAATGACTTTGCCGATGCCATCCATCTGGATAGTGACAGGATTGTCGGTCTTGGCACCTTCAACAATGACGCCAAGAGTGGGGCTGGTGCCCGGATCACCAAGTTGGATATTGCCACTGGTGTCCATGCGAGCGAACTTGAATACTGCTGCCGACAGGTCAGCCCCCGCAGGCGCAGCGTACAGCGTCAAAGCTTGAA